TGAATGCGTGACTTAAGAGTGTGAATTGCATCTTGCCCTTGTTCACTATCTAGATAACGCTGAGATAGAATTTCATCACCGCAAAGATTGAGAACATCTTTCAAAAGAAGGTCAACGAAAGAAATCATTTCTTTGGTATAGTCCGGACTCCAGTCAATATGCCCAGGACCAGGACCCCATTCTTCATCTTCCCAAAAGCAAAATTCTGCTTGAGTTAGTAGTTCTCGAATTCGTTCGTTCATTCTTCAACTCCGAAATGTTCTTTGATCAAATCGCCCAAAGTAAAACCACTAACGTGACCATTACAACTAGCAACTTCAGCACATTCTTTAACAATCAACTCGGCGAACTTTTCTCTGCCCTTTTCACATTCAAACAAAACAGCGATGATTTCTGATGAAGTAGCAACTCGCCATTCACCATTCTCACGGCGAAGAATTTCTCGGTCGTTGTAATCCCATTCACCATCAATCGTGGGTAGTTCAGCTTGTTCAGCAAGTTTTTTAATCAATGGGTTCATTTTACTCTCCAAGTCGTTGTTGAATTTCACTATAGAACTTCACGTTCTTGCTCTGTTTTGTTACCATACCAACATTGTAGCACCAAATTCCATGGCAGTCAACCGAATATTTCTGTTGTTTTTAGGCAACAGATTATTCTTTATTTTCGAAATGTTTGCTCATCAGGTGACGGACAAACTCGTGGTTGAGACGATAGCTTCCTGTGCCTCTGACACTGCCGTCGGCAAATCGAGACTGGATTTGTTCACCCCGCATCGCACTGGGATCTCCCTCGACCCAAAACTTGACGGCGATGCATCCCCAGCCATTGTCTTGGTTGTGATACAAATCACTGTTTTCCACACTCATCGAGTTGACCAGTTCCTCTATGACAAGCTCGGCGAACTTTTCAAATTTTTCCGCATCTGTATTCGCTGAGAATCCGGCCTTATTGGCAAGTTCAATAATTCGTTTGTCCATCTCTTGCTTCGTTTTGTTAGTGTATGATGCTATTGTAGCACCAAATTCCATGGCTGTCAACCGAAAATTTCTGTTGTTTTAAAACAACATATTATTCGTTATCTCTGAATTGTTTCATCACAGATTATTCATCACCAGTTATTCTCATCAGTAATAACCACCGAGAACTCGCCAGGAATATCTTGGTAGTTGAGATAAAACTTAGCAGTCAGAACAGTACCAATGCCGTTATCACCCTCTTGAATCAATTCAACACTTGCATGATCCATATCACCATGCAACTTGTGAAGAATTTCATTGATTCGATTCAATTCGCTGCGATTAATAGTAATTCTGTTCATCATAGTCCTTCATGTAGATGCTGCCCGTTTTAGCGTAGAATTCGGCGTATTCCCAACCTCGTTTGAAACCATACCATCGCATTTTGGCTAGCTTCTCACCTTCTTCAGTCATAGGCACGGCATATGCTTCACTGTCTCGCCATGCATTATAGATCAATTGTTCTTGTTCGTTCATTTTTTATCCTTCTTGATCCACACAAGTCCTAAACCTGACACAGGCTCATATCCTTCTGCCTTGAGTTCTTCAGTGCTTTTTCCTTCCCGATAAAGATCAGAAAACAATTTATCGGGCATGGGTTGAACTGAACATAATTCTTCGGCTATCCGTTCTACTGATTTCTTGGCAAGTTCTTTAATTCTTTCGTTCATTCTTCAACATCCTCATCTGTGTATTCTGCCCATTCTTTGTGAACAGAATGAATGATAAACCCAGCATCAATTTGCTCCTTGATGAACCGAGACGCATCTAAATACTTGGTGAAAATTTTCTGCTGATAAGGCACTTGCCCATACCAAACTCGATACACAAACTTTTTCATTCTTCAACTCCGAAATGTTGTTTAATCTTACTAACATAAGTCGAAGCAGGTTCACGATGGTCTACTGCGTCAGCCACAACACCAGCACATTCTTTAACAATCAACTCGGCGAACTTTTCTGTAAACTCATTCAAGTCTGAGGCAGTCAAAGTAGTCCAAGTTTCTGGTACTGCTTGATCCAACGCCTTACCAGCAAGTAGTTGTATTCGTTCGTTCATAACCACATATCCTTAGAAAAGATGGGTTGACAATTCTCACCAAGTTTATTGGTATCACACACCATCTCCATGTCCGATTCAAAGGGATAGTGTCGCAGAAGTGCCCTAGCACGATCCCGAACCTCTTTAGGCACTCGCGGAGTCTTAGAAGGAATGAGAAGATCAAATAAGAATTCACGAGTCGAATTAACTGCGCGGAGTCTTTCGTATGGTAGTGTCATTTTTTGGTCCTAACATGAACTTTTTAAGAACTTCTTGTGCTTGCGTCAAATTTTTCACTTCATCATTATAGATCTGCTTCATAGGTCTTGCAAGCACATCTAGTTAAAGTTTAGATAAGCAGGAACTTTCTTCATCAAGCAATTTCCTTGATGCGGATAAGAGTGGTTTGCTTGCGACCTTTATAGTCGTCAGTCGACTTGACGGTACCCTTGACCTTCAACGAAGCACCCGCCTCAAGGTCAAAGTATTTCCAGACGTTGACTACGTTGCCTTTAGAGTCCTCGAAAGTAGAGATGAACATCTGACCAAACTGTGAGTAGCCAAGATCACGACAGCGAACAAACTTAAGTTCGACCTCGATCTTGTCACCAGGCATGCCCAGCCACTCATTCGACTTCTCATGAGCCTGAGTCGCAGCAACTTCAGCGGGGGTCGGAAACGACCACGGACACGCCGCATCCTCAGGACGAGACCACTCAAGAGTAGTCTTCTCCGGGTTGGGCGCCCAGCCATCACGCAGATTGCCGTTGCCGCGGATTTTGTAGTGAGCGATGACTCCCAGCTTATCCACGACAAACCCGAAGATGACCGGAACGATACTGCGGGACCCGTAGTCAGCCCAGCGGGTGTGTGCAGTAACGGTGATTAGGACTTGCTCTTCAGCGAGAGGCACGCCGAAGTAGCGCATCGCCTCATAGGGCGTATGAAGGTTATTGGTGGTGTACTGCTTGTGCAGGAACTGCGCCTGCTTAGCAGTCTTGAAGAACCCATGGTTCTTATTCACCAGTCCCTTAAGGGACATGAACAGGTCGCGATCTGCATCCGAGAAGTCGAAACTCATCTACTACTCCGTTTAATTTCTCAACACTATCTATTATACAGGTCTCAGCAGAAAGTGCAACCAGTATTTTACTGTTGTTTAAACGCAACACTAGTGTTGTATAAAAACAACAGATAAATCAAGCAGTTATCCAGGGGATTGCATTCTCAAATCTAATAGATTCCGCCCCATCATAATCCTCGATGAGGAAGCGACTCCCCACAGGCACCCATACAACATATAGACCATCTACACCACCAAAATACTCATGTTCTCCATACTTTTGGTGGCAGTAATTTACGATTGCACTAAGGTCCTCTTCATCATCCGGATTTTCCAACATTGCAATGACACGGGGGTCATAGAGAAGCTCCTCGATGCCATGCCATGAATACCAACCTGCACCATATCCGGCAGAAATGAGAACACCAACCTTTCCGTCTCGAATTACCTTTTCCATCATATCACCCTTGAATGTTTGGGAATGCCCGTTTTCAAATATTCCATCTGATCAGCAAGAATGTTTCGATTCTGCAAAAGCAGATGTTCGTACAAGTTAGGAATGTAAGGAGCATAGCAAAGTTGCATTCTTGCTTGCTCAGGAGTTCGATTGCCTTTTTTGGTATTGCAATCAATACATGATGTAACTACGTTCATCCACCGATTGTCTCCCCCTTGCGCTCTGGGTAGGATATGATCACGCGACAATGAAGATGGCTTGAATGTTTTAGCACAGTATGCACACACATGACGATCTCGCCCAAAAAGAGTCTTATTGGATAGGTTAACACGTCCAAGATTTTCTTTTTTGTACTTGTGATTGCTTACTGCAATGATAGGATGAGTTTTGACTGTTGACTGAATGCCAGAATTTTGAACCCCACCATAAAAAGTTTTGATGGGATCACCCAAAGTCCATAGAACTTTTTCGGTAGTGTAATAACTAACTGCATCTTTTACAGTCACCCATTCACGAGGCATACCGCCAACATCAAGTGTGAGGACCAACATAATAGCTCCAAGATCAATTCATTGCATTATATATTTGGCCTCGGTGTACGGACTTGAACCGCATCTTCTGATTTTGGAGATCAGCGTGCTGCCATTAAACACTACACCGAGATTGGCCTGACTGCCAGGACTCGAACCTGGAATAAGGGTTTAGAAGACCCTTGTGATAAATCCCTTTCACCACAGTCAGTTAGCTTCTACAACTTGAAAAATTGTCTTGCCCGGGCACCGTTCAATCGTATTCTTCAAAGCCTCTTCTTCACTAAATCCTTGTGCAATAAACTCTTTATCATGTAGACCGTGAACTAGCCAATAAGTTTTGCCCGACTGGTTAACAACTTCGACTGTCACTAGCTTGGTTGTTTCTTCATCGATTTCAATTATACTATCATCTTGCTTACGAGATTGCAACCAGTTTCGAATGGCAGAAGCAGTAAAGTACATAACTACTAAGTTAAAAAGCGCAGATATCACATCTAGAATAGTCATGAGAGCTCCTTTATTTGTATATATTATGCACATTCTAGATGTATTGCAATCCTGTTGTAAACTTTTTACACATAAATAAAGTGAACATAGGAGGTCATCATGACAAAAAAGTTAGCGTCGCTACTTTTTGTTATATCTTCATTAGCAGTAGCACAAACTGATGTGATAGTTACAGATTCCACTTCTAGAAGTTCTGTGGAAACAAGAAGCACTAGCATCAACGAAACAACGGTTAAGTCACCACCAGCGTCCGCTATCTCACCAAGTATGAACATTCTTAACAATGATGTTTGTACGACTGGTGTTAGCGGCTCTGTTCAAACGCAAATTCTCGGCATTTCTGGTGGAAATACAGTTCGAGACATGAATTGTGAAAGATTAAAACTTTCTAAGACATTATTTGATATGGGCATGAAAGTTGCTGCGGTGTCTACACTCTGTCAAGACGATAGAGTTTTTACTGCCATGATGAATGCTGGCACACCATGCCCTGTTGACGGTAAGATTGGTGAAGAAGCAAAGAAAATTTGGGATGCTAATCCAGAACGTAAACCCGTCCCAATGAAAGAGGCCTCGAATGACACACTTTGGAAAACAATTTCTGGTTTCCTTAGCGTTGCTCTTCTGTTCATCCTTCTCTAATAGCCAAACTCAACTACCTCTACCACTAAGCGCATCGTCTAGTGGTCAAACGATGACAGCGCCCGGTGGTGGGGTTACGTTTGGACCTTTTGGGGGATCGTGGATATTCAGTTCAACCGTTTCAAATGTGCTTGAGTCTGTTGGGTTTCCAGTGATCGCATATGGACTTAGTTATGGATGGCACTATTTTCATTATGGTTCTAGGGGTGGAGAAACTACCGCTATTGCAGATGTTTCCTTGACTAGTAAGTCCGGCGAAGACTTATATCGCCAACAGTACACCTACAACCTCTACAACAACATCTCTAGAGAAAGCGTAAGCGTAACATTCAGAGAAACGCCAGGAAATGAGTTAGGAACTTTCAAAATAGCTTTCACATATCTTGAGGGTGACAGGTGGCCCGGAGCATACGGAAACTATGGACCAAGAATTCGAGATGTATATGCAAACATTCTTTATAAACCAAACGAATGCATAATCAATCCTTTAAGCAACATTTCTTGTGAGGGTTATCAAAAGGCGTATTTAAATCAGCAATGTTCTTTAAATGTGCTTTATAGTCCTCAATGTGTTGGATACCAACAAGCATTTTTTAATCAACAATGTTCAGCAAATCCACTATACAGTTCTGAATGTGTTGGATATCAACAAGCATTTCTTAATCAACAATGTTCAGCGAATCCCATGTTTAATCCACAGTGTGCTGGATATATTGTAAAGATTGAATTACCAGATGCACTACCATCGGATCCTATTAAAGATTCAATGCCTAAAGTGATTGCTGATCCTATTATTGAAAATGTTTTATCATCGAAATCAGAAACAACACAAACTGTAGAGATACCTACACCACCAAAATCAAGAGAGGAAGCCAGAAAGCAAGCAAGAGAAACAAGAAAAGTAGAAGAAGCTAAAAAAACGACACCACAAGTGTCTATCGCTAGAAGACAAGAAACAAATGTCCCAAAAGGACCACAAGAACAACTAGTCCAATCTATACAAGATACTGGGCCTGATATTTCATCATACACTATAGTAAAACTTCCTGACATTCCATTTTATCCAACAACTGAAATATATACCAGTTCCAGAATTCGTGACAATGAAAGAGCTTTGAGAATGATGAATCAAAGATCGGACAGAATTCACGGGAGAATGGTAGATGAGCAATACCAAAGATAAGAATATAGATGAAAAAATTGAGAAGTTAGAAGCAGCAGTAGATTCAAATACGGTAATAAGTGTTGGCGGATTTTCATTTACGCCAGCAAAACTTATGATTGCTGGTACAATAATTTCAGGTATGCTTGGTGGATTATATGCCACCTTTGAAGTCTATAAAGATTACATAAACATGAAAGAAGCAATTCAAAACTATACTGCGCCTGATTTTAGTGAATATGAAAAAAGAATTATTGTTTTAGAACAAAATAGTGAAAAGGGGCTTGAATACACCAGAGAGATCAACACTAATCTAAAAGGTGATATTCGTCGAATAGAACAAATTGTTGATAGTGTTGAACGCGGAAGTAAGACTGCTCAACGTGAAGTTGAAAAAGACATTAACGACATTCGGCGACAAGTTGACGGCGAAATAAAAGAGATTCGTCGATCTACCGATTCGCAAGTAAGAGAGATGCAAAAACAAGTAGATGCTACAGTACAGACGGTGAATGAAAGGGTTAACAGAATAGAAAGAGAAACGAACGCTGAACTTAGAACAATACGCCGTGAAGTTGATGATAAAATCAAGAAAGCGTTGGATAATCCATTAGCAAATTGATAATGAAGTATAAATCAGTTTTTATAAGCGATATTCATCTTGGCACAAAAGATTGCAAAGCAGACATTCTATTAGATTTTCTTTCTAACACTGAGTGTGACAATCTTTACCTTGTGGGTGACATAATTGATGGGTGGAAAGTTCAACGAAATAAATTAAAATGGAAAGAATCTCATACAAGAGTAATCCGCAAAATTCTTGGATTTTCTAAAAAAGGAACCAAAGTTGTTTATGTGGCAGGAAATCATGATGAATTTCTTCGTCTTCTTATTCCATACAATGTGGTTTTTGGAAATATTGAAATTGTGAATCAGTATATACATATGGGGATCGATGGAAAAAGATATCTGGTTACACATGGAGATTTCTTTGATGGAGTGGTTAGATTGCATCGGTGGTTGTCTTTTTTGGGTGATGCCTCTTATGACTTTATTCTATCTTTTAATTCAAAATTCAATTGGTTGCGTCATAAGATGGGTTTCGGATACTGGAGTTTATCCAAGTATCTAAAAGTGAAAGTCAAAAGAGCAGTAGATTTTATTTTTAAGTTTGAAAACACCTTGTCTGAATACTGCAAAAAAAGAAAGTTTGATGGTGTTATTTGTGGGCATATACATCATGCCGAAATAAAACAAATCGATGGTGTTACTTATATGAATGATGGAGATTGGGTAGAGTCTTGCTCTGCTTTGGTTGAACACATGGATGGTAGATGGGAAGTAATTAACTGGTCCGAGGTAATGAATGTTAATAGTGCTTCTAATAACAGCGATGCATGTGAACTATCCTGAAGATGTGCCAGCGAGAATGACTATGCAATTTTCAACTATTCAACAATGTGAAGAAGCAAGAAAAACTATTAATTATTGGATAAAATTTAAACAGTTTAAGGTGGAATCTGAATGCAAAGAATTACAATCATTACCGACGCTTGGGAACCGCAAGTAAACGGAGTAGTTAGAACATATCAAAACATTAGAAAGTTTGGTGATATTAACATCATTCATCATAACACGCTCGATTTTACAAAAGTCAAATTACCTTTTTACAAAGAAATCGATGTTGTTCTGAACCCATGGTTAATAAGACCCTTACTAGATGAGGCAATGATCAACAAGGATAAAATGCACATAGCAACAGAAGGTCCATTGGGCTTATATGCCAATATGCATCTCTCAGAGAATGGTTATTCGTTTTCAACTTGTTTTCATACAAATTTTCCTGCGTATCTAAAAACAAGATTTAAAGTTCCTGAAGATGTATCATTTAGATTTTATAAATGGTTTCATGATCGAGCACATAGAACGCTTGTACCATCAAAACAAACAATTGACGAATTGCAATTGAGAGGATTTAAGAACTTGATGTTCTGGAGTAGAGGTGTAGACACTGAAGTATTTAATCCTTCAAAGAGAAGAGATTTAGGTGACTACATTCTCTGTGTTTCTAGAGCCGCACAAGAAAAAGGGTTAGACGATTTTTGTAAATTAGATTACCCCAATAAAGTTCTTATTGGTGACGGTCCATATCTAAATACACTCAAAAAGCGATACCCGGATGTAAAATTTCTAGGTAAACTCGAAGGCGAAGAATTGGCTAAGTGGTATGCATCTGCACGAGTATTTGTATTTCCAAGTAAGACAGACACTTTTGGTGTAGTATTACTAGAATCATTAGCATGTGAGGTGCCTGTAGCATCTTATGACATGGCTGGGCCTAAAGAGGTGATTGAAAATGGTATAAACGGATATAGAGGTGACAACTTACAATCTTGTTTAGATCGATGTTTACATTTAGATTTTAAACAAACTAACCTGTCTTTTGATTGGGAAATAGTTTTAAATCAACTAACGCATAAATAACACAAAAGGACAACCATGTGGATTCTGGAATGGCTTCCTAACTGGATTTTTTATGCTATTCTATTATTAGGTTTGCTAGCTTTTGCTGCAACCTATCTTTTGAAACTGATTCCTATTCCGGCATTGTATGTTTACAGAACACCTATACAAATTGCATCTGTTCTGATGATTGTATTCGGCGTTTACATGTCGGGATCTATTGCAAATAATGAATCTTGGTTGGCTAAGGTTCGCGAAGTAGAAGCAAAGTTGGCTGAAGCAGAAGCAAGAGGTGCAATAGAAACAGTTAAAGTTGTTGAAAGAATTGTGGTGCAAGAAAAAATCGTAAGAGAAAAAGGTCAAAACACTATTCAGTACATTGATAGAGAAGTGGTCAAGTATGATAATAAATGCGAAATACCCGAACCTTTTGTTGATGCTCACAATCAAGCGGCAGGCAGAAACAAATGAAACTTGCTATACTTTTTACTCTAGTTTTTTTAGCGGGGTGTGCCACTAAACCTGTTCCTGTAAAGCAAAAGTTTCCTAGTGCACCGACGACTTTGCTGCAACGATGCCCTGATTTAAAACTGCTGTCCAAAGATGTAAAGTTGAGTGATGTGGCTAAAACAATAAACGAGAATTACTCATTGTATCACGAATGTGCAATTAAAAGTCAAGGTTGGATTGATTGGTACAATGCACAAAAGAAAATTTTTGAGGAAGTAAAATGATTACACAAGAACAACTAAAACAACTACTACCCAAGAATCCTTACGTACAGCATTGGCATAGCGCGCTTGATCAATTACTTCCAGAGTATGAAATTGACACTCCTCAGCGAATTGCTGCATTTGTTGCTCAATGTGCCCATGAGTCGGGAGGATTCACAGCGTTAGTTGAAAATCTAAACTATCGATGGCAATCGCTTCGTAAAGTGTTTCCTAAGTATTTTCCCAACGATCAAATTGCACAAGATTACGCAGGAAGGCCTAATAAACAAGAAGCAATTGCCAATCGCATCTATGCAAGTCGAATGGGTAATGGTGATGAAGCTAGCGGAGATGGGTTTAGATTTCGAGGAAGAGGATTGATTCAACTTACGGGTCGTCACAACTACACCTGGTTTGCTGCATCGCTTGAAATCAGCCCTGAAGAGGCCACAGAATATCTAACTACCTTCGAGGGCGCAGCACAATCTGCGTGTTGGTTTTGGGAAACCAATAAGTTAAACCAATGGGCAGATAAAGGTGATATTCTCACATTGACCAAGCGTATCAATGGCGGAACAATAGGCTTGGATGATCGTATCAAGCATTATGAGCATGCTCTACACGTTTTAGGAGTTTGAAATGGTAAGTGATAAAAAGCTCTTTTGGTCACTCCTAATATTGCTATTCATTCCACTAACACTTGCATTCTTTGCTTCAGATAGATTTAGGTATCCTTGTCAGAATCCCAAGAATTGGGAAACTGAGGTGTGCAAGAAACCTCAATGTGAAGTGACAAGGACATGCCCTGAACAAATTTTCAAGAATAAGGTTGCAGTTGAAAATGTAGTCCCTGCACAATGTAATACCTGTCAACCTCCTGCAGGAGTAAAAAATGGAAAATAAGCCTCCCTTCGTTTATACTGAAGAACAGTTGATGGCGCGTCTTAAGTTTTTCGTAGGCGTATGTCTTGCATTGACTTTGACTGGAATCGTATTTGTTGTCTTGTATTCAATCATCTTTGTGACACAACCGCTTGATGCAATGTCTCCTATTGATCAAAAGTTCTTTGAACTTATTGTACCTATTGCAACATTTTTAACGGGAACCTTATCAGGTATCATGTTGGCAGGAACAAGCAAAGAAGATAAGGAAGCGATGCTTGCTGCACAGAAACAAGCAACAGAATCATTTAAAACAACTATGGAAGAAGTGAAGAAACCAGTTAAGGTCGAAAGGCAAGAACCTGCATTAGGATCTGCTATGCACATGGGTGGAAATGTCGTTACCGGTTTTAATGGAAAGCTAGCTCCCCCTCCTGCTCACCAACCTGAACTATGATGTCTAAACTTGTAACTATCTTCCAATCTACTGAGACCTCACAAGGAATCAGTAGCAAGAGGGTAGTTACATTTCTTGCTTTTGTGTTTTGCTCAATAGCTTTCTTTGCTAATATCTTTTTAGGATACGAGGTTGATCATCATCTGTATGATGGCATGATGTATATAGCAATAGCAGGGTTGGGTGTAACCGTAGCAGAAAGATTTGCAAACAAAAACGAACCTAAGGAACCAAAATGAAAAAAATTCTATTTATCGCTCTTGTAGTTGGATCTATTCCTTTACTAAATTATCACGGAGTCTCTTTTGCTGCAGAAGTTAAGCGAGTTTGTGTAGACAAGATCACTAATGACGGAAAGAAAGTCATTGGGAAGGATGGTAAACCTGTGCAGGATTGTAAAGAAATCAAGGTGCATAAAAAACTAGAGGGAACTCAGGTCCCTCCCAAGAAGTAATCAAGTCCAGAGATACTTTCTAACCTTAATCAGACGAATAAGCATCTCTTCTTCTTCGCGCTCGTATCGTTCTTCAACTTCACGTAGGAGATCAAGAGACTTTGTACTCTCTGCTTTTTGTTCGGGTGTAGTATCTTCGATAGACAAAAATCCTCCTCCTTCCTCACGCCTACGGTCACATAGTTTAGACCATCCGCTAACATCGTAGGGGTCAGGACGGGTAGGATAAACTTGTGTCCACCAGGTGTAGAGTTCTAGAGTTTCTTTTGCACCTTTTGCTTGATAGGTTTCTTTTCCATACCCCTCATCCTCAGGTGACATGCCCCAGGTTTCGTCCATCTTCAGGTTGATTGCCCAGTTGAGGTAATCTAAACCTGCTTCTTTATTGCGATAGGTGCGAGTACGAAACCATCCAGTTCCCCAAAAAGGAACCTTATATTTTTTCCTAGCCTCTTCATCAAAGCGGTAGTTGGATGCAGCAAGTTCAACTTCAACAAAGTTGACCAGCTCATTGAACATGCAATGTAGCATTCGAGTGTCCATCTCATGCCACTTGTACTTGGGCAATTTTGAGGTGAGGGTATGAGTACGAGTTACAAATCGGTTTACAAGAGCATACTTGGCTGAGTAAATCTTATCTGGAATGAACATAATAGCAGTTTGAATCCTATCAAGACCTTCTTCAGCCAGCCAAAAACGAAAAGGATTTTTCATTTCTGCTTCGAGTTGCCATTTTGCCCATTCTTTAGAAGTGCCTGCAGGAATCTTATTAGTTCCTCGCAACCAATCTGCAAACTTAGTGCATGACCAATACTGTTTTCTCATCTTTTCTCCACTATTACAGCGTCTTGTTTTCGGACTATGTTAGCAAATCCCGTAGGTTCACGACTCATGTAACAATCATCGTATTCTCTCAATAAAGGAACCTCTTGACCCACCAGATCGCGATACCACATAAGAGAATCGGAACAGGTGATTATTTTCAGCATAGGAGTTTCATTGTGTGTCATGTAACTCTCACAAAGTTGATTGTCTGGTCTCGGACACAGGACTCGAACCTGCACCTTCCTGCTCCCAAAGCAGGTGGACTACCTATTATCCCAATCCGAGAAGATGGTGCCCCCATCCGGACTTGCGCCGAACTCTGATGCTTACAAGGCATCTGCATCGCTATCTATGCTTTGGAGGCGTAACTGTTGGCAGAACGTTCGTCAAAATCTGTATCCTCTGGCTCAGGAATATCATAATATTCATCTTTTAGTACAACTTCTCTAAGCCACTCTGCAACTTCAGGATCTAGATTTTCTAATTGAATATCGAGTTTTTTTGTTGGATCAATCATGTTATCTCCTGAGAATTTTAAGACTTTTTCAATTGGCTGTCAATCCATTTTTGAGCTTCAGGTGTGTGTTTTTTTGAGGCAACGACTTTTCTAAAATGGTTATGAACATCAACAAGTCTTTTTTGGTGTTTTGCTCTTTCACTAGGAGAAGCATGAAGCATATCTATAGAATTGTCAACTTCATGAAAATTTGAACCGAACATATTTTTGTAATGTTCTTTTGCGTTATGTACATCAGTCCATTTTTGTTGACGAACTTTTTCTGGTACTTCTCTACCACCAGCCTGACCTCTTATAATGTTTCTTTTTATAGAAGTTTCATTATCAGTATGCACAAATACCATATGCGTCTGATATCCCTGAGATTCTAAGTGGTCTTTCATTGCTTTAATTTTATGATGATCATCGCCTGTTCCGTTGATAATCAATCCATTCTTACCTTGTAAAGATAGTTTCTTTTTAAGGTCTGTAGTGTGTTTAGATTTTGTTCTTAAAAAATCTCTTTTAGGTTGTTCGCTTTCTGGCATTTTTGGATCAAGACCGTGTTTTTTCATTGAATGCTCAAAAGCCACATCAGAATTAATTTCTCGCAAACCATGACCACCAACAGTCTTTTTCATTACATAGTCTTTACCAGAACCCGGAGCACCAGCCATAAAGACTGCTTTAAAAATACCTTGATCGTGAACACCCTCTTCCAATGAAATAAAAGATTTAAAGTTAAGCATAGATTTTTATTTAGGTCTTTTGATATGCAAAAATGGCTCCGGATCCTGGGAGAAAGTTCAATGTTTAATTTGACTCCAAACTCTACTACGAATGTCGGCAGTCAAACTGTCAGGCAGCGGAACATAGTCTAATTCCAATGCCATGTCCTTGCCATTGCGGAATGCCCAATCAAAAAACTTCAATACTTCTTGACTGGTTTCTTTGTTGCGAGGATTACGGTACATGATGATGAAACTGGCTGAACTCACAGGCCATGCTTGTGGATGCTTTTGATCCACGATACTCAACCCCATACCGGGCACACCAAACCAATCTGCACCATCTGCTGCTGCGGCAAAACTCTTTTCGTCTGGATCGACAAAGTTACCAGCCTTGTTCTGAAGTTTGAGATGAATCATGTTGTTTTTCTTGGCATAGGCATACTCAACATATCCGATTGCACCCTTGACACGACGAACATTACCTGCCACACCTTCATTGCCCTTGCCACCTACACTATTGGCTGCGGGCCACTTCACTGCGGCACTACGACCCACTCGTTTTTCCCATTCAGGACTGACCACAGTCAAATAGTCTGTCCAATTGAATGTTGTGCCCGATCCATCAGCACGATGTACCACTGTGATGGTTTGATTGGGCAACCGTTTGCCGGGATTAAGAGCTGCTAGTCTTAGATCATTCCAATTAGTGATATTGCCCATGAAAACTTCAGCCAATACTGGTCCGGTGATGCGTAGTTCACCGGGTTTGAATCCGTCGAGATTGACAATGGGCACAGTACCGCCAATAATAGCAGGAAACTGTACCTGATCACGTTTTTCTAAATCTTCACCTTTTACTGGTGCATCAGTAGCACCAAATGCCACTGTACCGGCGTTGATTTGACGAATGCCACCTGAACTGCCAATGCTTTGATAGTTTAAGCCGACACCGGTTTGCTTTTTATAGGCTTCGGCCCATTTGGCGTAAATGGGATATGGGAATGTAGCACCAGCACCTGTGATATCTGCTGCTTGCGTACTCAAAACCGTCAATGCACATGTAATGCTTAAAAATAATTTTTTCAATTTGATCTCCTTGTTTAGGGCTATAAAATATATATTTTAGACTATATTACAAAACCATTACAACGCAAAATAAATTTGGTGGGCCTCCTTGGAGTCGAACCCAGAACTGGAGCTTATGAGACTCCTGAGATACCTTTTCTCTATTCCGCATCAAAAATGGCTCCGGGAGTAGGGATTGAACCTAAGACCAATTGGTTAACAGCCAACTGCACTACCTCTGTGCTATCCCGGAATAAATGGTACACCGTATGGGAATCGAACCCATCTTTCCACCTTGAAAGGGTAGCGACCTAACCGATAGTCGAACGGTGCAAAAACTGGTAGGGGCAGGGGGACTCGAACCCTCCAACCTCGACGTTAAAAGCATCTTGCTCTACCATTGAGCTATACCCCCAAAAATTCTGGTGCCTGTTCTTGGTATCGAACCAAGGACCTATGCGTTATCAACACATTGCTCTACCACTGAGCTAAACAGGCTTTGGTGAGTGAGGAGGGATTCGAACCCCCTACGGTTCCTAAGTAACAGATTTACAGTCTGCCGCGACACTCACCATCTTCGCCGCTCACTCAAATACCATTTGGTTAGTGTTATCTGCTCCATTTAGGCGTCCGGTGCTTCCGTGCCACAGCGACTAAGCAGTTATATCAGGACGCATTCCTCGCCAGTTGCGCCCGAGTAGTCTATACGTCTATAGACGATACCTTGATAACACTAAACAAATGATAGATTGCATATTGAAACACACTCTCTCACGACTTTCGCGTGCGACTACCCCACCCTTGCGGATCTTACCGTATCTACTACGTTGCTGTTAGATTTAACAGTTTCGGGGTTTTAGAATGTATTTCAATATGGTGCCCCAGGAGAGACTCGAACTCTCACGCTTTTCAGCACTGGCTTCTAAGACCAGCGTGTCTACCATTCCACCACCAGGGCAAGACAATCAACTTTTTAAAGAACAGAGGAGCATTTGCTCATCAATCAATCAACACTATCGATTATACAGGAAAGAAGATTCTTGTCAACCGATTTCTTTGTTGTATTTTTACAACATTGCTACAGGCCCCCTTCACCCGCCATGTAGCGTGGCATCCAAACTATACGATGCCTTTCCACATGCCTCAAGCGCCGTATTTGACCGACGACTTAGAGAGGACTTTTGAACTACTTTTAATCAATCAACAGAATCAATTCTACATCTCATTATGCTGCTTGTCAAGCGTTTTCTTTGTTGCATCTTTACAACATGGTGGTGAGAGTGGGATTCGAACCCACGGGCCCGCTTTAGCGAACCGACGATTTAGCAAACCGCTGCCTTAAACCTCTCAGCCATCTCACCGAATCTGGCGGAAGCGGGGAGAGTCGAACTCCCAAGGCGCTATTAACACTCAACTGTTTTCAAGACAGGTACCGTCGCCAATCGGTTTGCGCTTCCAGAAACAATCATACAAAAAAATTTGGGGGCTGTCAAGCCCCCTGGTATACTTTTTTGGCTTGATTAAAACAAACTTTCTTCTCTATTAAAATACGTAACAGGTCTCACATAACTAAAACTTTCTACTGATTCACTAAATTCAAAGGATCGATGACCTCGCATTGCTGTATGAAATTCACCTGCTCGATTGGCATGAAACTTACCTACATCATGCACTTCACCCATTCCGGGCCAACCACCCTCTCTAGTCCCATGCAACTTCGCGTTTTCTTCAGATGCAGACTTATGAAGAACAGAATCTTGACCATACTTCTGCCCATGTTGCTTTAGAAACGATAGCAACTGTCCTTTGTCATCTCCCTTCTTACCTACAACAAGATAAGAATCTTCATCTACTGCTCTAGCTTTATCTGTGCCGTGATTTTCAATGTATCGACCTTTAACTTTTACGAACCCGTATCCTGCACCACGAATGCTTTTTTCAAGCTCCTTGTTGCGAGATGAGTTCTCTTTTGCAGTATTCTCACCTCGATGAGCAGTAATCATTCCGATGTTTCTGTTCTGCACATGGGAATGCACTCTACTGAGACTAGCTTCTTGCAAAAAGTCTTTAAAAGATGTAGACATAGAAATCCTTTTGTTTTTCTATATTTATCAAAATCACAAACACATTGTACAAATAAAAACGGGAGCTGTCAAGCCCCGTCGAACTTTTTTGACTTTTACTCTGTCAAAAGCTGCTTGGGAGCAGGTTGTTCTTTAGTTGATGCAGTCTCTTTGACGGCGATCTTCTTGGGCTTTTTATGTTCGGGGATGATCATATCAAGCCAGATACGAAGCATACCATTGAAAAGTTCAGCATCTTTAACTTCTAGGTTGTCATTGAGTAGGAAGGTTCGAGTGAAGTTACGATTAGCGATTCCTTTGTGAATCCAATTGCTTGCTTCTGCATCTTCCTTTGACATTCCTTTGACAATCAACTTTCCGTCTGCTAGTTCAATATCAATCTCTGACTTTCCGAAACCTGCAACAGCAAGTTCGATGATGTAACGATCTTCAGAAACTTTCTTGATATTGAATGGAGGATAGTTAGGAACTCCCTTCGTGAGGTCATCATGCATCTTCGCGAGTCGATTGTATTCACTATCGAATCCCACAAAGTATTTGTCAAAGTCTTTAAACATGTCGCGACCAAAAACGTCTTTTAGATAAGTCATTTGAATCTCCTTGTTAAGCAAGATTAAACTTTTACGTACTCGTCCTTGTGACAACCGCACTCAGGACACAACCAGAACATGGGTAGATTTTTCCACTTCTTACCTTCTTTTGCTTCATCGTACTCATGACCACATACTTCACAAACATAAACGCTATGCTCTTCGCTCATTGGTTTCTCCTTTTCAGCGAGTTGAAATTGCTACCCATTAGGCGTAGCGGCAGATTTGACTAGGATGCCAGCCTAGTTCCCATCCCGGGGATACATTATTTATCAGCTTTGTTGGACTTTTTTCCCAAATTATATTTGGTTTGAATGTTCCATTCACCTTTTTCCTTATAAGACAAAACTTTGATCTGCGACAAAGGAGCCTGATCTGAAAACAATGCAGGATCAATGATAGTCACTAATTCCCAATCTTGCAATAGCTTTCCGATAGTATTTCTGCGCTGAATGTCGTTGTCTGTGATATCAGCGAACTTGCCATCGAGGGCAAATAGCTCTTTAAAGTGAACTAAGAAATACCTACCCTGCTTATGAAGGATGTGACATGATTGGTAGAGAGTTTTGTCTTTCTTTGATGCTACACCAATACGTGAAAGAGTCTCCTTGACTTTCAGAAAGTCATCAGGTTCTTTTAGTTTGATCTCTAGGGGGACATATCCATCCAAATCTACGTTAAACGAAATCTCATCAGCCATTTTTCAATCCACCTTTTTGTAATTTTTGTTTTAATGAATCAATTTGCTGCTTAGACAAAATGGATAGTGCCTCTTGGGCCTTCTTTGCATTGTACCCATAGTATTGTTTCACTATTTCAATTGCCTCAAGCTTCTCCTTCTTCATCCACTTATTATAACGCGGTTTCTTAGTTATAATGTGACGTAGAAAATCAAATTGTAGTTTCTTGTCAAGGTGAGGCCTCGAGTTCATCTCATTACATTGAATTACTGTATCAGAGCCAAAACTTAACGCTTTATTTATAATAAAGGGATTGTACTGGCGCTCTGACCAATCGTCAACGATGAGATTCTCTTTGGTGTGAGAGATTGAGTTTACAAAGTCAAAAGGATTGATAGATGGTAGTTTGAACTCCTCGCTCATTTGAACTCAACCGTTGCCATGATCTCAGTCAAGCATGCAACCAGATTGATCTCTTGATCAGCACAAAACGCCGACTTGTATTGATAATCTGCAACAATCAATACCATCTGAGGAACTGTCTTAACCTTCTCAATCAGATCATCGTAGATCTTTCGAAAGATTGCAGGAGGGTCATTGTCAATATTGTTTACTACCCATGAACGCATCTTCTTCCAATCTTTCTCTTTCAAAGAAGAAATGAGTTCCTGTGTGTTGACTTCACCCACTCTCGCAAGAATGCCTTCATCAATAGTTCCTGCAGCAGAATACCTTTGCAGTTCATTAATGATTCGACGATAGTCGGGAAAGTGTTTCAGAATGAGTGCAGCAAGAACCTTATTGTCAAACGAAATGCCTTCATTGTTTAGAATGAAGGTTAGTCGCTTTAGCACTTGGCCTGCAATCTGTGCCTTCTCACTTTTTGCATACTTGAACTCAACAACAGAGCATCGCGAGTGCAAAGGTGCGATGATACGATTCTTGAAGTTGCAAGTTAGAATGAATCGACAATTCTTAGAAAACTCTTCAATAAATCCTCGCAATGCAGGTTGCGTAGAATTGGGATTTAGGTAATCTGCCTCATCTAGAATCACAACCTTTGTCTTACCCGTGAAAGACATAGTTGATGCAAACTGCTTGATCTTCGTGCGAAGAACATCGATACCCGACTCTTCTGATCCGTTAATGATGATATAGTCAGTTTCAAGTTCCTCACACAAAGCCCTTGCAACTGTGGTTTTGCCCATACCAGGACCTCCACAGAGAAGCATGTTTTGAATTTCACCCTTTTCTACAAACTCCTTGAACACTCGCTTCTGTTCTTCAGGAAGAATGCAATCATCTAACAATCTGGGTCGATATTTCTCAACCCAGAGAAACTCATTGTCACGTACTTCCATAATATAATGCTCCAATTAGATTACTGAACCGGGTTCCATAGCAATCAGATAGCTGATCTTCTGTGACTTGAATTGGCAGAAGTTTTTCTTCGACAAGGTTACTTCATACGCATTAGTAAGAAGTTTAAAGTTCTCTGATGAGATAAAACATTCAAATTCCTTGTCAGTGTCACCAATAACTTTATTGAAACTGTTTGCGCTATCGTTCTTACGATCACCAATCTTCATCGTAACCTTACCATTCTTGGCTACAATTGCAATGGTGGGTGCAGCAAGAACACCTGCTGTCTTTGCAATAGTTTGCACATCTTTGCTTGAAAGATTGAACTTGAATACCTCATCAACTTCAATATTCTTCGTAGGTGCTGCAATGATCAAAGACGGTTCGCAGTAGAAGTATTCAAATCGACCAATGTCATTGGTAATAGTCATTGACCTTTCACCAAATTCAATCTCTTGATCTTCACTAAAAGTGAGAAGTTGCAAGAGCGAGTTCAGATCATAGATAGCAACTTCCTTAGGAAAGGTCTCGCTAACTTCTGCTTTTGCAAAGATCGACTTAGGCGCCGAGATTGTTGATAGGGTAGAGCCCGCTCGAAACAGCAGATTTGAGTTGATCGTAGCGAAGTTCTTGAGGATGTTGATCGTATCTTGACTGATTTTCATATTCACTTTCCTTTACAGAGGGATTTTCATTTTCTAGGTCATGAGTGTAGAGCAAAATCAAAGCGTAGTGAAGGATCTTCATAATGTCTTTACGACTTTTGCCATCCTTCTTTCCATAACGCTGTGCATATTTTATAACATTGCCACGGGTGAACGCAATACCATCACCATTACTAATGATGAACTCAGTTGTCTGAATGTCACCTTGAGCATAGTGTTGGTTATATGTTGAATTGACGTATTCAAGCAGCTGCTGAATTAGTTGCTCTTCATTGTACTTATACTGCAGGGGCTTGCCAGGGGAACTTTCCATTGTATACTTTCCTCATATGTTCATTGCCTTGTAAAAAGAATTCAGGTCGAACAGAATCTGCTCGATTGCCTGCACGATAGTTTACGGTATACTTGCCGCTCACCAAGCATTGTATTTTATTGTATCTTAACACATTTGTCAATGCCCGATCAACTTCCGGTTGATCTTCTGGATGCCTTGCTCGACGATACCAGATAGGTGTTAGCTGAAGGGCAAGTTTCTTAGGTAGAAAGAAACAGTTCACATCTACAAAGTAGTCGTTGATGACTGACACCCAGTTTCCAAGACTCTCACAATCATCATTACAGATAAAGTTTCCCTCCATGTCTGTGATCTTCCTAAGCGCACAGGCATAGGAGTTGGGAGTATCTTTGAGCAATTCAATTAAACTTTCTATGTGGTTGGGTTCGATCCAGTTATCTTCATCAAGGTACATGATAAAGTCCCCCTTTGCAAGATAAGTTGCAGCCCCGTAGATACGATGCCCGTTGTACTGCTCTGTGCCTGTTGCATATGGAAGTGTGACTATATCAGCAGCGATATCGTAATCTAGCTTCTCAAGGTGATGTTTGCCGTCTATGACCACAAGATGCTGAATGTTGGGATAGGTTTGCGCTAAAACAGAGTCAATGTTTTGACGTAGATATGGAGTGCAAGTGGTTGCGGTTACAATAGTCACTAATGGATTCATGAAATTGTCCTTAATAAATCCCTGTGTTTCATTGCCAAATATCGTCGATTCTGTTCATAAATTTCTCCATGACGAGAGTTTATTTGTGAAATTGTTTCTGTTCTCATTCCTCCCCATGACACATCACTTAAGTATTTTAATACATAAACAGCATTTTGAAAATTGTGTTCTATCATACGCAAACTAAAGTCATGACAATCGAACCCACAAGGGGCCAGTGCGGCATCATAAAATCCAACTTTTTTATACCTATTCCATAAAACACATGTGGGGCTTCTAATAGCGATGGGCACTTTGATAAGTTCATTTTGTTTTGCACAATAGAAATGATTAAATCCCAATTGTTTCCAATGCCCGTATTCTGATTCAACATAATTTTTTTCACCTATTGTATGATCAAGATTAACTATATCACAACCTAATCTCATACTAACATAACCTAAGTTGGGTTCATGCGTGAATAAGTAATTAAATTTTTTGTCTACCTGTGTCTCTTGAAGAATAACATCATCTTGAACAGTAAAGATTAAATCTTCAGGTCGTGCATTCGATAGTCGTATTTTTGTCAACCCGTGATTTAAACAAGTTATCTCATGCACATCATCCATGTAAGAAACTAAAAAATGATTAGACAACTTATTTTGACTTATGAAGTCAAGCAGTATTTGTTCTGATGAGTCATTGCATCCGTCAAGGATCGCTAAGATTTGATAGTCACTTGATGCACTTGAAACGATTCCTTGTAAAACCTTTAAGAGCAAACTTTCCTTATTATGAATAGGTAGAATGAAAAAAGATTTCACCAGATTCCCCCATCAAACTTGTATCTTTCGTGTAGATTCTTTTGATCAAATCCCGCCATCTCAGCGAGAGTTTCAGGATATAGAGGCATATCAAATTCATCATATCCATTCCCGCAAAATGAATAGGGGTTCAGTAGAGTAGATCGTGTTTTACCAAACCAACCCTCATTCATTGAATGTATTAGTGTATCACTTTCAACAATAGGCCAAACATGATCTCGCAAAAATACTTGATCATTGGTGTAATAGTTTGTCTTTGTCGCATACTCCCTCATAATTTTGTGAAGGGAAGAAGAAAGCTTCCCCTTATACCCAAACGCACAGGCAATTATGGGAAATTCAAAGTGTGCTTCATGGTCTCTATAAACATGAAAACTCTTTGACGATTCTAGCCATTCATTCACCGCTTTACATTCTCGATAGCTGATTCTTCCATCTGAGTCTCTTACGATGACAACATTGTTCTCATTCTCAAACAACGGTTCAAATCTCCAAAAGACCCCATGTGAACCGTCTTTTACTTCAATGATGGTGGCATCAGGCATATTATAGTTCGATGCATCATCTACATAAATTCTATATTCCCAATCTGGATACAAACTTCTTGAAAGTTCATATTGTCTATGCGCTCCTACTATATAACGAGCGTTTGTACCATAAGAGCTAACGCTTACTATTTTTTTCATAATTACCAAACAAAGTTGTTTTTATACCAATTACAAATAGTTGCTAATTCCACATCAAAGTTAGCTTTAGGTGCCCAACCTATTGATCTTAAAGCATTATCGTCAATCGCATACCTCACATCTTGACCAGGCCTGGTCTCTGATAAATCAACATGTCTAAGAGGATCGACATCTCCCAAGATGTGTTTGATCAACTTTTGAGCTACAACAAGATTCTTTTCCTCATAGTTACCAGACACATTGAAGATTCTATTTCTTTCTGAACTTTCAATTATCGTTATGACTGCGCTTGCCGTATCACTAACATGAAGCCAAGTTCTTTTGGGCACCCCCCTATCATGTAGACTTATGAGTCTACCCAAGTATAAGTTTTTGCATGCTCGAGGAATGAACTTTTCAACATACTGCCCAATCCCATAGTTGTTAGTTGGTCTAACAATCACATATGGAATATTATAAGTCCTTGCCCATGCTAAAATCAACATATCTGCTGCAGCTTTAGTTGCGCTATAAGGATTGCTCGGTTTAAGCAGATCGGTTTCAGTATGAGACCCCACTTCTATATCACCATAAACTTCATCGGTGCTAAAATGCAAAAGTGTAGGCCTACGAGAGGCAGGTTTCTGTTTTATGAGTTCAAGTAGGTTATGCACCCCATTGATGTTGCTATGAAGAAAGACATCTGAACTCACTATGCTGTTGTCAACATGTGTCTCTGCTGCTGTATTGATAACATAGTCACAGTCATATAGATGAGTGATGCTATTGATATTTTGCTTTTCAAAAACAAACTTCTCATACTGTTGTAGCTCAGAAAGAAAAGACAAATTCGCGGCATATGTTTGCGAATCAATACCCCTAACATGCCACCCTCGCTTAAGGCACGCTAAGGTTACATGATATCCAATGAACCCAAGGCATCCCGTAATGTAAACTATTTTATTCATAATGTTTTAAAATACCTTTTTTTAACCCTTCAAGGGGTATGCCTAAAGAATGTAAACAGGTCGACTTTCCAATGTAATTGGAGTCATTCACTTCGTTAATTTTTATAGGCCTTTTGTGACCTGTAACTAGACTTAGAATTTCTAGTTGTTCTGATATGAGACTTTTTGTTGAGTATGTACAGTTTACATCCTTATGGGGCTGATCAATAACTATAAAATGATAAAGAATAGAAAGAAAATCATCTATTGATATATTGTCAAAATATTTATCATTGACTTCAAACATGCCTGTACCTAACATAAACTTTGAGAATAATCTAAATTGAGGTTCTCCTGAACCAAAGCATCCAAACAATCTCAATGTGTAAAAATTTTCTTCAAGTTGACATAGCCTTGATATAATATTCTTTGATGATCCATAGGATGTTTTCGGTATGGATGTAAGTATATCATGTTCTCGAGGTTCGGCATGTACAGAAAAATCATACTCAGCACCAGATCCTATATTAATGTACTTTTTGAACATATGATTACATCTTCTGATATTGTCAAACATAATAAGATTGTCATTAACTATATCAAGCGAGGTTTCTTTTGCACGCTCCTTACCTCCGGATGAATAGCAATTTACAATAGCGTAGGGTCTTACACCCTTCATAAAATCATAAACCTCTTGCGAATTTAATAAGTCTAAAGAACCCCTAACAAGGCTTATGATTTTGAATTTTTTTGCAAGAGGATAGTATGATTGTATGTGTGATCCTAAAAATCCACTTCCGCCAATAATCACCAATGGACCCATTCAGCACCCTTTAGTAGTTCAACTTGTTGCGAAAATAATTCTGCCTCATCCTTAAATGGGTACATGTCAGCTAATGAAGGTTGAACCTTTACCCCATTCACATCCTTTAGGGCTTGCGTGGGAATTATTTCTTGTTCTGGGTCACAGCATACATTACAAATGGTGGGATAGGATATTTCTAAGCAATCCTTGACTTTGGTATTCAAATCTTCGCCGTCATTGACAATGGTACGATAATCAAAATGAAACGTCTTTGCAATGTCTTCTAGATCAGGAAACCATAATCCTGTTTTACTATTCACGCCGTAAACACGCCCATTGTAAAATTTATTTTGTGTGTTACGAATGCTTAAATACCCATCATTGTTTAGAACAAATATAGTTATGGGTAAGCTGTGTTTTTTTATTGTAGCCAGTTCTTGCACATTAGACGCAAAACTACCATCACCTGTAACTACGATAGTTTTAGCAAGAGGATCTGCTAAAGATACTCCAATTGATGCAGGAACTGCACATCCCATGTCTGCTTGAGATGCTGAAATTATTAAGCGCTGCTCCGCGGACAACTTCATTACCTGCCCGGTTGAATAAAACGCTGAGCCTGCATCACTTACAACATTGCATCTAGTAGGTAGATTTTTATTCAAAAATTTTAAAAAAGTGTAAATATTATAATAGGGTGGTGAGTCATTAACCACCTCATCTGCCCAACATTCTCTCAGGTTCTTACAGTTAGTTTTCCAAGTTATGCGATCCGCCAGAAAAACATCTTGTTTCATAAAAAGCTCTCAAAAAAGTGTTTCAAATTCATTTTGTGGCACGCATTTATTTGCACGGTATTTTTGCCAAACTCTTCTGGGTCAATGTCTATCATAATTTTCTTCGCTTTAGGCGCAAACTGTTTTTCATCATATCCTACGTGAGTAGGGTTCATAGAACAACCTAGTATAATCAATAGGTCACAGTTTTGCATGATAAAGTTGGCGGCACGTGTACCCTTTATACCCACTGTTCCAATGTTCGAAGGGTGGTCGTATGCTAACAGATCTCTTCCTAGATAAGTAGAAACAAACGGTAAATCATACTTTTCTAGAAAGTTTTTAAACTCCTGTCTTGTATTAGATAGATGAATCCCATTACCCGCAAGGACCAAAGGCCTTCTGTGCGATCTTATTTCATGATCAATAATTTCAAAAATATTTTTTTGATCGTTTGGAAGTTCATGGGGCTTGTACTGTTCAAATATGTCAGGCATAATAGATGTTTGAACATCAGATGGAATATCTAACCAAACAGGGCCTCGCCTATCCGAGAGCGCGATATCTATTGCTTTAGATAGTTCAAAGGGCACTTTAGAAGGATCGTCTAAAAACTTTGCGTATTTAGTAATACTCAAAACTGTGTTAATAATATCGTGTTCTTGAACACCATACTTTCTCAAATTTATATTAAGTTTTCTGTTTAAGTAATTCGTTGTATGGGATGTTCGCACATTTCCTGATATAAAAAGTACAGGAACACTATCTTGCCATGCATTCAAAAGGGGAGTGATACAGTTTGTACCTCCACAACCTGTCGTTGGGTTGACAACAGAAATTTTGTTAGTAAGCCGCGACTCGCCGTATGCGGCGTAAGCGGCACCCTGTTCATGATGGAAGCATATGTATTCAATGCTTCCATGCTTAATAAACCCATCGTTAAGACCCGACGCACCCCCGCCCATTAGGCCATAGACACGATTTACATCTATACTATAAAGGTGGTTTGCAATGTAGTCGCATACTCTCATTTGATTAAACTCATAAAATTGTCAACAACATTACCTATATATACAATCTGTTCCTCAGTGATTACAGGACTTGTCCCATGAAAGAATGTGTCCTTCATAACCTTTGTTGCTACAGGAAAGTTGTTTCTTGCATCTTCAGGTGGCATCAAATGGCTGTATGCAGGTTGCAACATTAGATTGCCTGCAAAGTAAGGCCTCGTTTGAATCAAATTATCCTCGAGATGATTTACAATGTCAATACGTTTAAACGGTGCGTTATCCCGTATGGTCAGCGGGAAGGCAAACCAAGAAGGATCGGCTTTGTCTAGAGGCCTAGGCAGGTGGAAGAATTCTTCATACTTCGAGTAGATATCAAACAGAAGTTTGTAGTTCCTTCTTCTAAGAGCATGAATAGTGTCTAGCTTTTCAAGTTGAACGAGTCCCATCGCCCCTTGCATTTCAATTGGTTTGAGGTTATACCCGATTTCATCATAAACATACTTATGATCAAAGATCTCTCCACGCATACAAGGAACCCATTCAGAAAACCTTTTGCCGCAGGTACCACATTGCAGTTTGTTTGCTTCTGGGCCCACACAATAACACCCACGACCCCATTCTCGAAAGGATCGAAGGATAACTTCTTGTTCGTAAGTCCTTGATGCTACGAACCCACCTTCTCCCATAGTCATATGATGTGCAGGATAGAAACTGCAAGATGCCATCTCGCCAAAAGACCCCAAAGGTTTTCCGTCATAGGTAGAACCTAAAGCATCACAGCAATCTTCTAGTAGAACGAGATTATACTTCCTTACCAAAGACATGATATCGTCCATGTTTGGAGGATTACCCAGAACATGTGCAAAAGTCAACACTTTGATATCATGCTTTTTTATCAACTCTTCAGCATGAGAAGTGTCAATGTTTAGGGTATCAATCTCAATGTCAACAAAGATCGGGTTGAAACCTACCTGCAGGATGGGGTTCAATGTGGTTGGGAATCCTGCGATAGGCACAAGGACATTAGTGCCCTTTGGTAGATTATATCCACGCTTAGATGCAAGAGATGCCATCATTAGAAGATTTGAACTGGATCCTGAGTTCGTAAGAATGCCATGATTCTTTCCAAAGTGTCGTGGAAATAGCTTTTCAAACTGCAGACACTTATCACCCATGACCAGCCACCCATTGAGAAGTGTGTCCATGACTGAAATATATTCCTTCTCGTCAAAGAAGGGACCTGCATAGTTTACAAAGTCCTTTCCCGCTACCCATGTCTTATTAGATTGTTTTTCTTTGAAGTACTGCCCAACCATATCAATAATCTGTTGTTTCATATCATCCCCAATATGCAAAGCTGCTTTCAAGTCCCTGTAATTTATTTTGTGGTTCATCTATTTTGAGGGGGTATATCCAATGTTCATTGAACATCTTATGCCAATCAGAATAAGAATCTACCTTAGCCCAACGACCCCCCTTAACTCCGAAGAATAGTTGTATTACTCCTCCTGTCTGAATTCCAATCTTTCCCATTTGCTTTACATGGTCAACAAAAAAAGGAGAAGATGTAGTTGCTCCAGATAGTAGAACATCAAAGTCATATTGCTCAATTAATCTCTTTACATATTCAACCATCTGACCCCAATGATCGCAGTTAGGATATTGCCTAGAGTCAACTGAGGGATGGTAAGGTGCTCGTATAACATCAACAAGATTAAAATCTGACATATCCTCGTAATGTTTCCCCCAAATCTCTTTTCTATTTTTCCATTGATGTTTAATAGATTCAGCATGTGTAGAAATAACTAAGACCTTTTTTCCTGTGAGAGCTCTCGTCCAAGGTTTTACAATTTGTTGACGAGGAAGAAAGTCAAAGTAGAGGTTTGTATATCCCAAAATTGCTGCAGGATCAAAAACCATATGCCCATCACAAAAGAACATAACTTTATCTTTGAAAATTTCTTGTAGAGGAGAAGATTTTCTAATTTCATTCGAGATGTCTACAAATCCTACGCAGGTCGCTCTAAACATACAATCAAAGGTAGATGAGTAAACAAAAGTTTTAGCATATTGTTGGGTATTAGGATAAACTCCCCCCTCAAGAATGGTTTTCGGGTTGAAAAATTGTTCTGAAATAGGTTGATCTTTTAGTATGCTATCAATTATGTAACCTGCAGTGTTATCTAGACGAATGACTGAAGCTGGAGCTCCTTTAGTGATAAGCTCAAATAGATAGTCATTCATCTCATAAAAGTTTTTATGCATTTTGAAATATTTGTAAAATTTGTTGACGATCACCTTTGATCCAATTGAACAAGACCTTTAGTTCATTGGGAAGAACACTAAAAAGCTGGTGCATCTCTGTTTCAGCTTGTGTCTTATTGTAGTTGGTTCCTGGAGGATGATCAATGGTGTGATAATAGTCTCTAATAACTAATCTACGCATCAGATAACTAATTCCCGGAAATATGATATCCCATCCCCAGCCCATCTTATAAGGGGTCATGTCTATCTTCAGTTGCTTGAAAACATCGATGACATCTTTATGTATGAACCAGCAAGTGCAGTCGGGACATGCCACCAACTTCATTGTCTTGTCTCGAAGCTGAACTCCTTCAATGTCTGTTCGTTCTCTTGTGTACCAGGTGTAGTCAATATTGGGAGCATAGATTCCCCACTTGTATGTCTCGAACGATTCTTTTGCATCCTTTACAATATGATTCCAATCATCATATGATGCATCTCCTTGAATGTGAAACATAACATCGCCATCAAACAATTCAAGAGCCTTCATAAACTGATCAGTAAAGTACGCCGACTCACCTAAGTTAATCCAATGAACTTGATTATGTTCTTCATCCGAATTGATGACTGTGACTCTATACCCCAACGATGAAAGGACCTTCTCTTTTTCAACTGTCTTATCAAACTGCTTTCGCCAATTGAAAATGAATACTTGAATGTCCATGTTACCTCGCAATTTTTCTATTGATCACAGCATCGAACCAGTTTAGAAGGTTGTCGATAGCAAGATATGCGGGAGGGATGTTATACTTGAACTTGGGTTGATTGACTACAAAGTTATAAAGATCATCATTATTGTCTACTGCTTTAATCACTTCAATAGCTTCTTCGAATGTTTTAAATCTGCTAACATCGATTATTGCTTGTTCATTGAAGTCAATGCCTACTGTAGGACTTCCCCAATAGATAGGAATGGTTCCTGCATAAAAAGCATGAAGAAGCTTCTCGGTTACGTATCCAGGATGTGACATGCTCTCAAAGCAAATATTGAACTTACGACTAGACAAGAATTCAATCTTTGCTTGTTCTCCCTGCAAAGGTCCGCCAATGTTATTCAGATGTCTGCCCCCACTATCTACTCGCTTGTATTGTGACAATAGTTCATAGAACTTGTTACGAGGAGGGCTGTTGGGATTGCTAACAACAAAAGAACAAAAATCTTTCTTGGGTTTTACTTCGGGATTGAAGATGTAATCAAACTTATAAGGTGCCTTATGAATGTGTTCTAATGCCCACATGTAGATCACATATAAAGGGAGGCGATAATGCCATGGATTGAAGTTGTGATCAAAGGTGATAGCATAGTCGCAATCATAGTCCTCGGGCCTTTGATTTTCTCCTGTATAGAAGATTTTAGTTACATCTCGTCTTGAATAATTCAGATTATTTTGCCCAAAGTTTTTATCTGCAAAGATAAGGAAGTCGGGATTCTTGTAATCGATATCAAGGTCATATCGCCTTGCAAGGTGAGAAGCAAAAAAGCTAGCAACATGGTTGTCGATATCAGTAAACGCAATTTTAAGTTTTGATTTCATTAATAACCCACTGGATAGTTTCTGTTATGCTAGAATGACTGTGATGCATCACATGTCGATAATTTGCCTTTACATCTACTCCATTGCTCATAGTCTCTTTAGGTCCTTTGCAGAAAGATACAATAACCTTTGATTCATCCTTTAAGTTATCATATGTCTCACAAAAAACAAAAGGTCCTGAATTCTTACCCACGATGGCATCACACTTTGTGCTCAAGTAAGATATCTCGTTTAGGTCACAGATGTTCATAGGTTTGTCAAACCAATATGGGTTAACTCCCGTAAAGAATTCTTGTTTATCGTTTATAATATCATCCGTAAACAAAACATTCAATGCTTTTGTGGGAAACTTTTGAGTGCAGATAAAGTCAATGTCTAAATACTTTTCAGCAAACATGTTTATGATATCACCCATGTCTGAATCAAACGACTGTCCCGACATGGGTTTGCCATTGCAAAAGAGTATTCTTTTTCTAGGCACAGAAACAAACTTATCGATGTTCTCTAGGTTGAAAAATGAGTAATCTATGCGAGGCAAATATGATTCAGGATCATCGCGTAGCTTTAAATCAAACTTCTCAAAGATGTTCTCCCAACTTTCGTATAGAGAAAACATATTGACACCTTGATGCGTGTTAAAGATATCACCCCAAACACCAATCCATGTATTAATACCCACAACCTCCCCCTCCCACATGAAATGAGCGTTTTTATCTAGGTTATGGGGTGTGTTGACTAAAGGGATCTGTAGGTCAAGATTTACCTTAGGATGGTTGAAATGCCAATACTCAAAAGTGCTATCAGGCATTAGTTGTTTCATGTGGCGAGCAAACTCCTTATGGGTGAATAGGTCGCCTCGATGAAAGTGGTTAAACAGAACGATTCTCATTCTACGCCTTTGTAGAGTTTTACTGAATCTTCTGCTAGTGACTTGCCGTGAATGATTGCATCATCGACCATTCGATTGATTACCTGCACAAACTTGGGTCGCTTTTGCTTGAAACAGATATCAATTTTTTTCTTGATACCAGCTAGTTCATCTGCCGTTCTTGCTTGTTGTGCAGCATCTTCAAGCATCCAGGTGCGTATGTGAAGAATGACTAACTTCTCAATCACTTCACCCAAGTTATCTGTTGCAATGTACTCCTCAATAAAGGGAAGCGTTTTTTGAGAAAGAACTTCATTGACCTTTGCTTCAATAATTTGTTCAATTGTAATTGCTAAATCTTTCATCTATTTCCTCCACAACTTGTTCTAAAAATTCCATATCATCATCATTAATGAAGTGATTGTTCCCAATGTAAACGCCTTGCTTTTGCACCACATCAACCAAGTAACCATCCTTGGGAATAGCAATCTTATACTTGTTTCTAAGGAAGGGCTGAATCATTAGATTGCCGCTAACCACAGGCCTGTACTCGATTCCATGTCTCCCAAATGCATCCTTCATTGCTTTCATCACACTAATCGTCTTACAAATGAAAGGAAAGCAGAAGCTGCTGTTAGTAGGTTCATAGCGATGAGGAAGAAACAGGTTGGGATAGTCATTAATGATTGTGACATATTTCTCATAGTTTGATCGTCTTTGTTCAATCATATGATCAAGTCGCTTTAGCTGTGAAGATCCCAGAACAGCGCACACCTCATGATTTCTAAAGTTGTACCCATCTGTCATAAACAAAAATGACTTGTCAATATTATTATTCTTTGCTGCGTAGTATCCGTAATTTGTTGACTCTCTAGCCATACCATGACTACGCTTCATACGCATCAAGTCAAACAGCTCCTCATCATTCGAGGAAACCATTCCTCCTTCAATCGTTGACATATGATGCCCAAAGTAAAAACTGAAGGTTGCACCTAAACTATTCGCCCCAACCTTTCTACCTTGTGCATCTAGGCAACCATGCGACTCGCAAACATCATCAATAATCAATGCATCTGGAAAAATTTCCCTTAGCATTTCATTATGTCCCGAGAACCCCAAAAGATGTGTCACAAAAATTGCTTTAATCTTGTGTTTTGCGGCAATAAGTTTTACATCAGGAATATTGAAGCTGAAGTTCTGTAGATTGATATCACAGAAGATAGGTTCAAGCCCCAACTGAATAATGGGCGCAACATTAGTCACCCACGTACATGCAGGAAGAAGAACCTTATCACCATGCTTCAACCCATACTTTTCCTTCATTGCAGCAACTAGCAGAAAGTTTGCTGTACTGCCGCTAGAAACATATAAAGAATTCTTAGACCCCAACCATTCGTTCCATTCACGTTCAAACTTCTTTACACGTTCTCCGTTAGTGAACTTTTTGGTTGTAAGAACGAATGCTGCCATCTTCAATCGATCTGCTACGGTGATTGTTTCACCCATCAAAGGCCATCTCATAGGAATCGCTCCTTATTGTTCTTGAACCATTCTATTGTTCTTGCTAGCCCATCATCAAAAGATACTTTGGGTCTCCATCCCATTTCAAATAGCTTATTATTGTCCAGTTTTCTTCGAGGAGTCCCGTTGGGTTTATCTGTGTTCCAGCAAATAGATCCCGCGTATCCAACTTCACGCTTAATAATTTCAGATAGATCTTTGATTGTAATTTCTACATCACTTCCCACGTTAATATGGGATGGATCATTATAATTTTTCATCAAAAAGATACAAGCATCAGCAAGATCATCTACATACAGAAACTCTCTTGTAGGCGAACCATCTCCCCACGCCTCGACTACAGTTTTTCCTTTTTCTTTTGCATTCCAGAACTTATTGATGAGTCCTGGAATAACATGACAACGATCTGGATGAAAATTATCGTTGGGTCCATACAAGTTTGCAGGCATTAAACTAATAGTGGGCATACCATATTGTTTGGTGTAATACTTTGCCATAGTCATACCTGCAATCTTTGCAATTGCATACGCATCATTAGTGGGTTCGAGGGGTGCAGTCATCAAGTATTCTTCTTTGATGGGTTGCGGAGTCACTTTGGGGTAGATGCAGGCGGATCCAAGAAACAATAACTTCTTGACACCATACTGATGAGCAGCTTTGATTACATTATTCTGAATCATCAGATTGTCATAGATAAAGTCAGCAGGAACCGTTGCGTTATAGTTGATCCCCCCAACCTTAGCCGCTGCTAAGAAAACATACTCAGGCCTATACGTGCGAAAGAAAAAATTTACAGAATCCTGGTTACGAAGATCAAGGTCATTATGTGACTTGCAAATGATATCAACATAACCTTCTCGTTTCAGTTGGCGGTATAGCGCTGAACCAACTAATCCAGTATGACCTGCAATGTAAATTCTAGAATTTTTATTCATGTGTACACATCTCCTCAACCAAATCGTCAAAGGTGTATTTAGGTTGCCACCCCAAAACAGTCTTTGCTTTTGTTGCATCTCCTAGCAGCGTTTCAACTTCTGCAGGTCTAAAATACTTTGGATCAACTGTTACTACTGTTCTGCCTGTGTTCACATCCACACCAATTTCATCTAGTCCCTCATCATACCATTCGATACGCATATCAAAGTATTCAGCGCACTTTTCAACGAACTCGCGAACCGAGTATTGTTCACCTGTTGCGATTACAAAATCTTCGGGGGTATGGTGTTGAAGAATCATCCACATTGCTTCACAGTAATCTTTTGCATGTCCCCAGTCGCGGCGAGCATTTAGATTTCCTAGCGTAAGAATTTGCTGGTTGCCATCTCTAATTCTACGCAACCCGTCAACAATCTTCTTAGTGACAAAGTTGTGCCCTCGCCTAGGACTCTCGTGGTTGAATAGAATGCCCGAGCAGGCAAACATGTTATATGCCTCGCGGTAGTTCTTTACGATCCAAAATCCGTAAAGTTTTGCAACACCGTAAGGGGATCGCGGGTAGAAAGGAGTGCGCTCAGTTTGCGGAACCTCCCGTACTAACCCATAGAGCTCAGACGTAGACGCCTGGTAAATGCGAACTTCAGATTCCATGCCCAATAGGCGAACTGCTTCTAGAATCTTCAATGTACCCAAACCATCGACCATAGCAGTGTATTCAGGTGTCTCAAACGAAACCTTAACATGACTCTGCGCTGCTAGGTTGTAGATTTCTTGGGGCTGTACTTTTTTGATGACTCCTGTAAGCGACAAAGAGTCAGTAACATCTCCATAGTGCAGTTTTAGATTAGGGTGATCATAGAGGTGGTCGATTCGACCTGTATTGATTGAGGAACTTCTACGAATGATACCATGAACCTGGTATCCTTTTTCAAGTAGAATTTGCGCTAGATATGAACCATCTTGGCCTGTACAGCCAGTGATCAATGCTGTTTTCATAATGCCTCACTTGCGATAACGATACTGTATTTATACAATAAAAAAAGGCGCCAATCAATGGCGCCCAAAACTAAGTAGGAGATTTACTCAGTGGGAACTTCTGCAACAGCAGGTTGCTCAGTAGTCACCGCAGTTACATCAACCTTGCTGTAGAGGTCAAGGAATGCTGCTTTCGTCTCAGCATCAAAGCGGTTGATACACAACTTGATCGCTTTAGCACGGTCCTTGAACATAGAAAAGGCGCGAACGATATGCACCAAGCGGCGAGTAGAAACCAACTCGTCAATGCCTCCCTCGAGGTAAGTCTTACGAATGATCTCACCCCAGGTCACTAGCTTGTCAGCGAAGTCCTCGTCAACCGCACCGACCGCTGCCATGTTGTTCAGAATGATCTTGCGCTCAACTGAACTCGAAGGATACTCCTGCTCATGCGTGATAGGGAAACGCTCGAGGAAGGCCTCATCAAGAATCTGGGCAGCAATAAACTTTCCATCCTCAGTCCCGCGCCCCTTAGTGTTAGCAGTAGCGATAACATTGAACCCGAGTGCAGCGTGAACAAGCTCACCTGTTTTCTTGTTGAAGTAGGGCTTACCCTCAAGGATCGCCTGCAAGCACATAAGTTTATTGGACCCCCGATCAATCTCATCAAGAATGACGATAGCACCTCGCTTCATCGCCAGGAGAATCGGACCTTCGCGATAAACCACGTTACCATCAACCAAGGTATTAGAACCAATGAGATCATCTTCATCAGTTTCGATACTGATATTGACACGAATGCACTCACGCTTGAGTCGAGCGCAGACCTGCTCGACCATGAAGGTCTTACCGTTACCGGACAGTCCCGTAATAAACACCGGGTAGAATTGATTGCTGGAAATGACTGCTTCGAGGTCTTTGAAGAACCCGAACGGAACATAGGTGCGATCCTTCTCAGGCACCAGGTTCTCAGTGATTTCAGTCACCAGTTTTTTCTGGCGAAGTTGGGTAATAGGTGTAACCGTAGCGACCATGGCAGCCTCTTGAATGGGGGCAGATGAAGAAATGACAACAGCAGGCGCCGGCGCCTCAGGCGTGAATGCGGAAAGATCATACGCACCACGACCCGAGCGAAGTGCGGGATTGTCAAGAATGAACCAAGGGGTGCCCAATCCTTTGTCAGAACAGAACTGGACAATCTCGCCTCGAGTAACAGCGTGACCGTAAGCAGCGATCAGATCGCGAACCAGAGCAGCTTTCTGCTCAACCGAAAAACCTTTCTTGCTCATAGAAACCTCTCAATTGACGATGATTAATTATCGGATATTCAGCAAGTTCTGTCAACCGGTTTACAGCTGACTGCACAAAGTGTTGCAAAAACGCGACAAAAACACGCGGTTATTTGCCCTAGAATTCATGGTAGAACTGAAGGCCTTCCGAAGTTCTGACTTGCTAGCGTCATGCGACACCGACAACCCAGAGCTCTTCACCTGAAGTTCATCACCTTTAATCACATAGTAAACATCAAATCCTGTGCCTGTCAAAGCAGCGAATTTGTTCTTGCTAGCAAATTTTCGCTCTTCTTCAGTTAAGAGGGCGCTAGGGCGATAAGTGGAAATAACTTCATTTATGACAGGCCCCAACGTATGCCCCCGAGGACCAATGTAGAACCCAATGTAGTTGGCGTTAGTAATTTTCTTTGCTAGCATCAAGTACATTTTGGTTTTGGATTCGCTATTATTTAGCGTTACAGAAGCGCGCGACAACTTATCGGTCATAGTAATTTTGAACCTGTAAGTATGCCCAATTTGATATCTAAAGCTGCGTGCTTTACCTTCATCAAAATAGAAATCGCATTCATCGTTAGAGGCACCATCGGTTAGAAACATCGCTGTTACTACTTCTAGCTTGTTTGCTTTTCGAAAGTTATTCACAATTCTTGAAGAAACCAGAATTGTCGCATTTAAAGGAGTGCCACTCAACTGCTCACTAGCATGCAAATAATTTTTATATCCGCGAGCATACGCATACGCTCCGCCAATTTGTAGAAGGATTTGCATTGCTTTATTGTACTCTGCCTTAGACATCGTAGAGCTAAGATATTCTTTCAAGTGAAAGAAATGATTAGAGCTGCCTACATCAATTTCTTTATCGGTTGCTGACTGCAAAGGAAGGGTAGCAGGTTCCGCCGCGCAGTACGCTTCAAAACTGTCTTTCTTGTCGGAAAATGCATATACAGAGAAAGGAATGTTAACTTTACGGCAGAAGGTCGTGACAATCAGCATCTGCTCAATCGTATCATTAAGGATACTGTTCATTGAGGCTGAGAAGTCAAGAAACATCACTAATCCATGACTTTTGCCCTGAGGCACAATAGTCACTCGCTTGAAAAGATCCTCTGACAGACGATACTTAGAAATTTTCTGCATATCAAGCTGGCCCGTCTTGTTTACAGCAGCGCGAGCAAACTGAGATGCATTCTTGCGAAGTTCGAACTCCTTGATAAGATAGTTAATGAAACGCGAATTCTTCTCAGTGAATTCACGCACTGACATTCCAATGTCTACGCTAGGGGGTAGTGAAAAAACTCCAGTATCAAGTCGAGCAAGAATTTGCTTGTAGGATACGATACGCTTGGTCATGTTTAGCTGAGGCATATCAACATAAACAATAGGCGCGCAGGAATCATCTACAAGTTCTTGCTCTTTGTTGCGAAAATTGCGATCAGTGATCGACTCGGGCACAGAAGGGGCAAATGAAGAACCCTGATAAGAATCTGATTCTTCTTCCTCACCTTCTTGTCCGTCTTGCCCCTCATCGCCGTCTTGATCCTGAAAATCTTCATCTAAGTCGTCGGAGGAATCTTCAAGCGATTGACTATCATCATCAGAAAATTCGAACTCATCACCTTTCGAAGTTGACGACTTCTTTTGCTGAGGATTTTCTTTGGCATGTTGATACAGAGCATTAGCAACCCGAACCACATCTTCCCAGGTCTCAACTGCATCAACCATTTCTACAAAAGGAATCTCATCAGCATCAAACGAAACTGCTGAAAAGGAACCTGCTTTGAAGTGAAGATTGATGCGATCAATAAGAGGGAGAGTATTTATATCCAGGTTGTTTACGCCAAAGAAATCGCGGTCAAGCAGATTCTTGTAGCCCTTGAAGAAGGACGGGCGAATGCCAGGAAACTTGTTCTTGATGAAACGCTCTATTCGAGCATCCTCAACCACATTGAGGAACGACTTGAAGTTGGGGCGTTTGTCGTCGGCAACAGCGTTGTGCCAACCCTCAGCGGGAGTGTACAATGCATGACCAACCTCATGGCCCATCAGCAGGTCATAAAGCTCTGCAGGCATGTCCTTCATGATAGGACACACCAGAACGCGATCCTTGACGTTAAAGTATGCGGTTTGAGTCTTGCGATGCTCAACCGAAATGTTCTCGGCAGCGAGCAGTTTGGCAAGCAGCGACTTGGTTTCTACTACAGACATGTAATCTCCTTCTGAACATCTACAATTATACAGGTCTTGCGCTGCTTTGCAACCGCTTGTTTTATCTGTTGTTTTTACGCAACACTATTTGTTGTTTTGATGCAACATTCGCAATCTCTGGGCCTTGACTCGCTTTTTCTCCGCCATCGCCCACTTTAAAGTCGATACTTTTTTCTTCATTGTAATGCCTATCATATGATCATACTCATGCTGAAAGATCCTAGCAGCAAGGCCTTTAAAGGTGGTTTGAATGGCCTCTCCTTTTTCATTTTGATATTGTACATCAATCGATTCGGGCCTGTCAACCTTCAACCCCACGCCAGGAAACGACAAGCATCCCTCTTCATATGTAACCATCTTCTCAGATGATGAAAGAATAGTTGGATTGAAGATGAGAAACTTTTTGTTATCAAACCCCATGACAAATACAGACACAGGCACACCAACCTGATTGGCTGCTAGTCCCACACCTTCTTGCTCTTGCATGATAGAAAAGAGAACATTGCCAAACATAGGTGCAGTAACACTATCCTTTGCAAAGTCATAAGGTTGTGTGGGTTGATTGAGGATTGCATCAGTACTGGAAACTAGTTTTAGATCAGACTTTTTTACTAACATTATATCACCCTACTAAAATTTTGATGTTTCTCTACACGAATGACATTCTTGAACTTATCAAACAACTGATCTCCCTTATGACTAATGACATAAACATTTGTACTATCGTCAAGAGTATCAAGGAGATTCATTACATAGTCGGTTCCATTCGCATCCAAACTACTATCAAATACTTCATCAAGCAACAGCAAATTTGTACTAACACTGTTCTTCATCTTAGCAATAGTTCGCCATGTAAACAACAAAGCAAGATCAATCCTTTGTTTTTCACCTTCAGAAAATGATGCGTATGTGAAGTCATCGCGATGCCGAGACCTGATAGTTTCATTGAACGCTTCGTCCAGCTCAAATGATACAAAAAAATCCATTGCGGAAAGATACTTGTTGACCAGCTTATTGATTACAGGAATATACTGCTTGATGATCTTGGTTTTGATTCCTGTATCTTTCAGCAATGTGGCAGCTGCTTCCATGTAGTAATATTTCTCAGACATAGTCGACTTATGATCTGCCTGTTGTAGAATCGCCTTGGCTAGGTCCTTTAGCTCCTGTTTAGCTTTGTCGATCTCAGTTGTATCTATGTTATCTTTGTTGGCTTCATCTTGCAACTTCTTGATGACTGTTTGCTTTGCAATGATGTCTGAATTGTACTCGATGATACTCATCTGCAATTCAGACATGCGTTCTTTACGCTTCGAAATTTCATTAAGTGTCGTTTCCATTGAAGAAATTTTATTAGTGAGTTTAGTTAGAGCGACTTGTACCTCTTCGATCTTGTGTGTATGCTTGGTGATTGCCTTGTCTTTCAAGTCACCCGAGATAGTTTGTGAACATGTAGGACAGTTGTCATGATCAGTATAAAAAGAAATTGTTTCATTAGCAGATTTGACGCGCTCAACCAGACTTTTGAGCAATGTATTGTATTCTGCCTTTTTTGTTAGGCATTGCTGTTCATTCTCTGTGCCTTGCTTAAGTGTATCAACTTCAGATTGCAGAATACTAATTTGCTGAGATGCATTAGATAAGTCACGGGTTGTTCGTTCAATCTCGCTTTGATTATCCTCAAGTTTCTTTTGAACATCTTTCTCTAGCTTTGCAATGTAATCCTTTTGCAACTTAACTGATTGCTTACCTACTGTGATACTGCTTTCTAGTGACGCGATTTCTGTCTTAAGCGCCCCCATACGATTCTTCAAGATCGTATTCATTGTAGTGAAGATTTGAATGTCAAGGATATCTTCAATGACCTCACGGCGATGCCCCTGAGGAAGCTGCATGAAAGGGGTAAACGAAGCTGCCCCAAGAATAACAATCTGTGTGAACGACTTGAAGTTCAGCTTAAGAATCTTTTCTTCAAGATGCTTTTGATAGTCCTTTGATGCTGCGTCCTGCGATAGCAATTCTCCGTCAACAAAAATTTCAAAGACAGCAGGTTTGATGCCTCGTGAGACCTTATAGGATCTTTTGCCTATCGTGAATTCAACCTCAGAGAGGCAATTCTTTTGATTGATTGAATTAACTAGTTGTGGTTTGTTGATGTTACGAAATGCCTTGCCAAACAATGCAAAGCACAATGCATCAAGAATGGTGCTCTTACCTGCACCATTCTCTCCTACAATAAGATTGGTTTGATGCTCAGTTAGTTTGAACTCAGTGAATTGGTTTCCAGTTGAAAGGAAATTTCGCCAACGAATAGTTTGAAAGTTTATCATTTTTCCTCTGCATAATCATGCGCCTCTACGTAAAGTTCTTTAAGAATATTTTTGAGACGTGCTTTATCCGCATCAGTATCTATGGCATCAACATAGTCAGATAGCAGAGACATGGTATCTTCTATATCGATTGAATCATCTTGCACCTCTGCATCAAAGTCAGATAGGTCCTCAATGATTTTTAACTCAGCAGGATTATGATTATACAGGGTATCGACCACTTTATCAAACATCGAAAAATCTTTCTTGTTCACCACAACCAATTTCACATACTTGTCTTTGATGATCTTAGGATCGATATTTATCGCATTGCTATCATCGTAATAGTATTTGATGAACATAGGATCATTGTTCTGAATGAATTCGATCTCAAGCGTATCAGTATCAAGAATAAAAAATCCTTTGGGATCTTTGTAGTCATTCCAAAACAACTCGTAAGGGGTTCCTAAGTACATGATGTTGTCTTTGTTTGACTTGGTATGAAAGTGCCCGCTAAAAACCTGTTCGTATTTCGACAGAATGCTTCTATCCATACCCCCATGACTTTCCATACCCTTCATCATCTCGAACCCTTCAAGTTCAAAATGCCCAAAGCATATCCGTGAAGTTGATTGTTTGATGAAGTCAAGAATGCTTTGCTCATTGTCTTTACAAATCCACGGGATGATATCGATGCCCATATAATTAGTTGGATTCTGAATGACACGAATGTTATCGTACCTTTCTAGCAACAATGATGGTGAATTAACGTCTAGCTTTTCACGCCAAAAGATATCATGGTTGCCCAACAATGTAACCATCTCAATTTCATAATTCATCATAGGATCAAAGAAGTAGTCACGGCATTGATCAAGCGTATAGAAGTTAACGTACTTCCTACGATCAAAAAGATCACCAAACTGAAAAATCTTGGTTATGCCTCGCTCAAGCAATGTGGGGAAGAATTGTTCCGTGTAAAATCTTCGCATGTACGCATGAAAGATTTTACTGTCATTGCGAATCCCAAAATGTGAATCTCCCAGCAAACAAACTTTCATTCCGCAATCCACATGGCAGAATTCGTTGGAGTCTCCATCACTTTGACCATACGTAGGCGCACTCGCCCGTCATCATATCCATTCTCAGGCATCCAAATCTCTTGAATGTAATCTGCGAGGAACTTGGCAAGCCCTTCACAACCAGTACGCTCCACAACAACCATTTTACAAAGTTTCTTTTCATGCAGCATCTCGAAAATTTTAAACTCGGGATCATCTTGTGCAACAAGGAGAGTATGATCAAACCAATCATCTAGTTTTTCTTTAAGGGATTTGTAGCCCCCAAAATCGACACACCAGTTCCTGCGATCTAGTTTGTCCTCGTCACACTCAAACTCAAAATGAAATGCTAGTGCATATCCATGAATAAGATTGCAATGTGTGTCTGCTCGCCATTGACGATAGGCAACAGCGTATCCGCGCTCATGCCCATATGTTTTTGTGCTAATAAACTTGCCCATAAAGTCCTCAAATAAGAAATGGAGTCTGTGTATTATACGGCGTATCCTTCATCCAATCAATGATCTTAGGAAGTTTAGTTTGTAGTTTAAAGTGTTGAGTCCACTCATGTAACCTCTGCATCTTAACAATTGCTTCTTGCTTAGTTTGCTCATTCGCATCAATCATAGAACAAAGGGCACCTCTTTCACCATCAATCCGCATCATGTTCCACCCTCGAGTAAAAAGCATTTGTGTGAGTCGGTTAGTAGATGTGTTGGTAGTAAAGAACCGTATCAATTCAAAGTCACATGAAAAGGGTCGGGTTACATAGTTATTACATCTACCGTTTTCTGTGTTTAAGTATTTACACTTCTTTCCAGCATTCTCTGATTGTGTATCTGAGAAAATTTCTATCTTGTGCCCATTAAATTCAATGGTTCGAAATTGTCCAGTAGAAGGTTTTGCCTCAGATGGTATATAATCTAAACTAAACTTAGGACAACATCCTCCACAATTTGCAGGACAGGTAAACCCCCTGCAAATTTGAGGTGATACCCTAAGTTGTTTAGGTTCATATTGCTTACCCTTATATGTAAAAGGTTCTGCAGCAACACATGCAAAATATACCGAAACAACCTTATCAATGCTATCACTAAACGCCATAATCACTCCGCAAAGAAGTAAGGATTTTCTACAGTTTTAAATGGTTTTAAGTTGAACAGGGTGCCGAAGTTAAAATCAATATGCTGTAGGACATTGGGTTCTGTTGACCTTGATCCCAAAAATTTAGTTGATGAGATATTCAGATAAGGATCATAGAACATAGGACTGATCTCATTCCTAAATGCGTACAACTTCTCATTGCTATACAATAAACACGCAAATGACCCATCTAGATAGTTCAAGTTGTCGCGACTAGCAGTAATAGATTTCAAAAGAAGAAACGTATCCCAAGGACACACTTCATCAAGTTGTTGCTTTAACTTATCAACATACGACTGCTTAAGAATGCCATTGTGCCAAAGATAGTTACCTTCAAAATGTGCAGGGTGAACGATTGACGGACTTAAGTCACCCGAGGTTGGGGCTTGCATATGCACAATGATGTAAGTAAGTGGGTCTTTATCGATAGACATGATCTCATCATAATCAACTTTGCCCACACGACGCTGCACTTGTATCTGACCACTAACGATATCAAATAAGCTTAGCGAATGGCTGACCTGTCCACGATGTTCATTCATCCTACAAAGTTCAACGATCTTTTCCGGCTTAAAAGATCCTACGATTGAGCACATAGTTTACTCCAAGGAATGTCAATTGAGTATGGAATAGAATCAATGTGACCTGCCTTAGCAAAGTTTGCGATACGCTCAGAACATGATGGGCACTTACCACACGATTCACCTAATTCATTCGGATTATAACATGTAAGTGTGCTCATCAACAATCCCACACCCCCATCAAGTTCCTCAAGAAGTTTAATCTCCTCAAACTTATTCAGAGTGACAAAGGGGGCAATTAGTTTGATCTTAATTTTTCTGTTCTCTGAAAAGACAGAATTCATCTTTTCAACAAAACGAGCAGTGGTGTCCCAATATCCATATTCGTCATGAACCTGTAACCCACATACTACATACTCCATGCCTTGTGTCTCGGCGTATGCTGCAGCAAGTGACATAAGAATCATGTTACGATTGGGCACATATGTCTTAGGAGTAGGATCACCCAAAACATCTTTGATAGTGGGCATATCAATCGACTTGTCTACATTTGCAGAGAATCCTTGACTAATTTCGCCAAGAATGGATAGATCAAGAACTTTGTGTTCGACCATCAGATGCCTTGTGCTTTCTCTTGCTTTTTCAATTTCAAGAGATTGTTTCTGCCCATAGTTGAATGTAAGCGCCCTAACATTCTTGTAACCATACTTCTCTACACACAATCGCATAGCGATCGTGCTATCCATACCTCCCGACAAAACAACCACAACCCCCTTTGTGTCTGGAAGTGAACTCAATACGGTTTGCACATTCATATTATTGCCTCAAAGTTTTTTCACAAAGAACATCTACATTGATCAGAGCACTCGATTCACGAATCAAAACCTCATAGCTGCTAGCGCGAGAGGGATTGATATCAATGCCGCCTCTCCTCGTGTACAAACAAGAAACAAACAACTCATCTGGATGAAGAAGATCCCACAGTCGTTTATAAATGCATTCGCAAATTTCTTCATGGAAGTGATTCTCCTTTCTCATTGAGATAATGTATTGAAGAAAAGAATCAGGAGTTATTGCTTTGTTCCCCTTGATATGGACGTAAACATCCCCCCAATCTGGTTGATTAGTGACCCTACAGTTAGAACGCAAAGAAGAGGTATGGAACCTAGTATCACTAGCAGGGTTTGCTTCAATAACTTTAAGAAGATCAGGATTTTCATTATACGAATCAAATTTTAAGTTTGCGTAATCTACAACCTCATCAACATGCCAAAAATAACTATTAAGAGGTTTGGTTGCAGGGTTTAAACTTCTTTGTTTGTGAAACTTAACTTCTATGGGTGCATTAAGTGCCTTCTGTAGATCATCTCTAATCTTGGATTGCAAAACATGCGCGGAACTAAAGTTTCTTGACATATTGAACGAATTCAAATACAACTTAAGTGACTTAGATTCAACAATTGCGGGTGAGCTAGAAGGATAAACAATCTTCAATAGACCTGACAAAGGATATCCATTAGGTAGCAATGTAGAGAATTCATAGCAGTTCCAAGTATCATATCCCACAAACGGTAAATGCTTTTCATCGATACCATATTGAGTGCGATTCAGAATACGAGGAACGGCAACCAACAAAGACGGGTCAACCTCATCAGGTGTGACATAGGGCTTAACTACAGAACCATCACCTGCCTTGCCCAAGTGAACACTGGCAATATCTTCAATAGATTTCATGCAAAGACTCCATCAAGTGATCCGTGATCTTCCTTTCGCTTAATGCGTTTACTTTTCACAGACCTACTAATATGTTTAAACCACGACTCCATCTCTTGATCAGTCGTGACGCGAAGCAAACTATCGATCTCTTTGATCCCGCATGTCTCTTCTTCAAGCACTCGGTCGATGCATGTCACAAAGTTATCGATCTGGTAATAAGTATGAATGGTTTTGATCAAAAATGCAACCATCATCTTTTCATCAGGTAAACTAAGTGCTAGTTCCTTAACTGTTGAATACTTCCAGTCACGCTTTCCATCACCTAGAATCATATCAATGAACTCACCTTCAGTTACCTTTGAAGAAAGGAATCGATTGAATAGACGATACACATTCTGAAAGTGTGCAACTGCTTTTGGTGTTCGAACTGATCCCAATGCAGTACATGTACCATTGACTTTCAACAATCCATAGTCAAAAGTAGAGGTGTGCGAGGAACTATCGTAAGAAACTTTCTCGAAGGTATTCAGATAACCTGACTTGTTCAAGTAGAGAATAGGTCGCATACGGGAAATACTGCCTACGCCAAGAATGTGCAGATGCTTCTTGATATTGTCATGGCACACTTTAGTGATTTCCTTTGCACCTTTAAGCATCTCAATCGACTCAAGCACGCCATTACCAATGCATGTATCCGCAACTGCCATTCCGCTGATGAAGTCATAGTCAGCATCAGATAGTTGATTTGTAATCTGAGTGTAATACACCATCATATCCTCGGCGTTATTGCCTTGAATGATGGGAATCACTTTTGTCTTTGCGCCAAGTTCGCGAAAAGTTTTGATCTGTTGCTTGATGTTAAGACCCGTCAAGCGACCAGATTCTTCATGCTTTGCATTGTTGAATAGTTTGTTTCCTACATTAGATCGCTCGTTACGTGTGCGTGTGATACTGAAAGACTCGAGCGGAATCACATCAAAACACATCGCGTAGTCTGCAGCAGTTTGTGTCTTGTAAATCTCTTGCTTGATCTCATCAGTAATCTGCTTACCTACAGTAACAATTTGCAATCCGCCCGAGTCAGCATATCGAGCAGCTGCGCCGAAGTTGTCAAGCGTATCAAACCTAGGCGAAAATGATGCTTCAGTATATGCATTGAATAGAGTAGCAATCGTAGGAGAAGTATTGCGTGCCTTCGATGCAATACTTCTCTTTAGATCACTCATCAACTCAAGAAGATTTGACTTTAGCAATCCATGATGATTTTCATAGATGTGATTGCTGAACACCCCCATCTGCCCACAGGCAGAAATTACGTATTGTAGGTTTAGTTTGTTCATCGTTTATTGACCAGGTTCATAAACTCTGCTCTGACTGCAGGATCCGTTTTGAATTCACCCCCCAACTTGCTAGTGATGGTTGAGGATCCCACATCTTCAATACCTCTCGACTTAACGCAATAATGCTGGGCATCGATAACAACGGCGATATCGTCTGTTTCAAGAATGAACTGAAGTGCGTGATAGATTTGCTCTGTCAAACGTTCTTGAATCTGAGGGCGCTTTGAGAAGTATTCAACCACACGATTAATCTTGCTCAAACCAAGAACTTTTTTCTTGGGAATGTATGCAACAGTTGCCTTGCCATCTATGATTACTAGATGGTGCTCACAGTTAGATTGGACATTGATGTTGCGCTCAATGACCATCTCATCATAGTTCATCTTATTTTCTACGGTCGTACATTTGGGAAATGAATCATAATCCAACCCATAGAAAATTTCATTCACATACATCTTAGCTACTCGATTGGGTGTTTCACGCAATGAGTCATCATCTAAGTCTAGCCCCAAAACAAGCAGAATATGCTTGAAACTGTTTTCAATTTCGCGAATCTTTTCTTTACGATCCAGTACATTGTTGAAAGTGGGAGTTTCAACACCCCACGCCAAAAGGTGTTGATGGACCATTTGACCTAGAATAGAATCAGTTTTAGTTTTATTGTACATGTTATCCTTCCTTACGCGGATATGGTTTAAGTGCCCCAAGCGTTTTTGAACAATGGGACTTGAAGTCGGTCGGAATAGCGATAACCCTTTGCCATCGCCATTTCAGCAACCTTCCTATTATTTAGCGAATACACACTTTCTACACCCCCAACAGGCATTAGATATACGGTACCTCTAAATCCTGCAGACCTATATTCATCGACTGCATGATCTACTTCTTCAAGGTCTTTCTCATTCTCTACTACAAACTTGAGATATGTATAACCGATCTCAGAATATTGTTGAATGATATCAGGTTTGATAGCATCTTCCCATTTCTCTCCTGACACACTCAGCTTGGGACTTACGCTGAATGTAATGTCATCCCAAGTTCTGTAAGATCCCGACCAAGCAAAAAGAAAGTCGGCAAGTTCGTCACTCAATTCTTGTGTACCATTTGTTTCAAAAGTCAACTGTTCCAGATCAACCATTGACTCATGTTCTAGAAGTTCGGGGTATGCCCTTTGCCATCCCAGCAAAGGTTCGCCTCCAGTAATGACAAGATGCTCGTCTCGCCACTCCTTATGAGGAAGCATGCTCACAATGCCCTCTACAATTGCATCGATTGAT